TACGCTCACAAAATTTAGAATACTTGCAGGATTGTATTTGTGGGATGAGAAGTTGCAGATTGCTACTGCACAAAATCGTGATGTCGCCTTGGAGACTTTTAGATCAGTTGTTGAAATGATTGATGGCCATTCCTGGCTATCTTCAAAAGTTAAATCAATCACCAGGGCTAATGGTCGTGAAGAAATTGAACTTAAAAATGGTTGCCGATACAAAATCATTGCACCGACACCTGGTGCAGCGCGTGGACTTAGTGCAAACACTGTCTATCTTGATGAAGCACGCATGCACAAATCAACAGATGGATTTGCTGCCCTTGCCTACACAATGCAGGCTGCCAAACATCCTTCAATGTGGATCACCTCAAATGCTGGTGATATAACTTCAATTTTACTTAACCAATTGCGTGCCAGGGCTTTACACAAAATTGAAAACAACACAGATGACGACATTGCTTACTGGGAATGGTCAGCAGAACCAGGCTTAAAACTTTCAGATCGCAAAGGATGGATTCAAGCCAACCCTGCACTGGGTCACACCATTACAGAAGATACTTTGCAATCAAGAATGAACGATAATCCAAACATCATTGCCACCGAAATGCTTTGCCAATGGGTAGACACAATTCAATCGCCATGGAGTGCCGGAGATTGGAACGCCTGTCAACAAAACGGCCTCAAACTAGCACCAGGAAAACCAACTTGGATTGGTGTTGAAATATCACCAGACAGAACAGGCTTTGCAATAGTCGGATCACAAATGATGGAAGATAAATCAATTGCAGTTGGCTTAATGGATCTACAAAACCAAGAAAATGCCATTGATGATCTTAAAATTGCAAGCCATGTTGCAGAATGGGCAAAAAAATACAATGCTGAAGCAATCATCCTAAACAAATTTAGTGGCGACAGTGTTGCAGCCAAACTACGCATGGGATCAATTAACGCTGAAATTATTACAGGTGCAAAGTACTACCAGGCATGTGATGAAACCCTTGGTGCAATGGCAGGAAACAGAATCACTCATGGTGGACAACCGGAACTAACAGCATCAGTCAATGCGTGCATTAAAAAAACAACTGAAGCCGGATCATGGTATGTGTCAAGGCGAAAAAATGCCACAGCAGCAATTGCAATGATGCTTTCAATACATAAAGCAACTGAAAGACAAGACTCAGGACAATTTGATATATTAGTGTCATAAATTAACACGCCCAACAGTCGGACAGTGTATGATATAAGTAACTTCTATGAGATAATTGCGAGACTATGGGAATTTACTCAAAATTTATTCAGCCACAACTTAAAGCAGCAATTGCACCTTATGTATTTCCGGACAAACCACTTTCATTATTCTCACCAGGCTTTGATGGTGTCACATCAACATTTGTAACAAGACGAGAAGCCCTAAGTGTACCTGCATGCGCAAGAGGCCGAAACATTATTGTCGGTACTGCCTCAAGTTTAGAATTACATGTTAAAAGAAAATTTGACAAAACAAGAGTTGAACCAACACCAACAATAATTTCACAGCCAGACAAAAACATGCCAACAGCAGTCGTCTACGGCATGACAGCAGAAAATTTGTTATTTCATGGTGTTGCATATTGGCAAATTAAAGAACTTGATCAAGCAACAGGCAGACCATCACAAATCAGATGGATTGATGCACCAAGAGTTTCACAAGTACTTGATTCAACCGGTGAATTAGTAATCGGCTACCAACTAGAAGCACAAAGACTTCCAGACAATGGTGTCGGATCACTAATTCAATTTACTGGCATTGATCCAGATGGTGTTTTGAATCGTGGTGGCAGAACATTACGAACAGCAGCAGCACTTGAAAGAGCAGTGTTCAATTATGCTGAAACACCAACACCAAGTGTTGTATTAAAAGCAAATGTTCCAATGGATGCAAACAAAGCAACAGCAATCTTAAACGCTTGGAAACAAGCAAGACAAACAAAAGGCACAGCATTTTTAAGTGACAATGTTGATATGCAATCAGTTGGGTTTAATGCAGCCGATCTTCAACTTACAGAAGCAAGAGAATACCTTGCGAAAGAAATAGCCAGATTGATGAACATCCCGGCATATTATTTAGATGCATCAACAAACACAATGACTTATTCAAATGTCACAGCCGAACGCAGAGCACTCTTAGATTTTTCACTTCGTCCATTGCTAACAGCAATCGAACAGAGGCTCAGTATGGATGATATTACTGTTTCAACACAATATGTTGAATATGACTTGGATGACTTCTTGCGAGGTAATCCATTGGAAAGAGCAGATGTGTACTCCAAATTAATTCCTCTAGGAGTACTTACAGTAGATGAGGCACGAATGGAAGAAGATTTGGTGAGATAATGGAAATTAAATTTACAAGCGACATATTGACAGCCAACACATCCAAAAGAGAAATTACCGGAATAATTGTACCTTTTGGCAAACCTGGATTTACAAACATGGGCACAGTCGTATTTGAACAAGGATCATTGCAATTAGGTAATGATATTAAATTGTTTGAAGATCATGACATGAACAAAGTGCGTGGAAGAATGATAAGTCACGAAATCACACCAGTTGGTATTATTGGCAAATTCAAAGTTGCACGCACATCAGCAGGTGACGATATTTTGGCACTTGCACAAGATGGATTAAAATCCGGATTGTCAATCGGTGCATCAATTGACCAATACGAAAACAAAGAAGATGAAGTTTATGTGACAGCAGCAAAAATTCTTGAAGTATCAGTTGTTGATACTCCAGCATTTGCTGAAGCACAAATCACAGATGTCGCTGCTCAAAAGGCAGACGAAACAGAAGTCACTGCAATCAGCGCAAGTGATGAACAAACAAACCAAACCGAAAGTGAGGTCACTTCAATGGGAAATCCTGAAGAAGTAACTCCAGTGGTCGAAACTGCGCCAGAAGTTGCAGTTGAAGCCTCTAAAGCAGTACAAGCACCAGTTGCTTATGCAAAACCACGCGTGAACACAAATGTTACTGCTGGTGAATATGCAAAAGCACAATTCAATGCATCAAGAGGAAACTCAGATGCACGCGATCTAGTTGCAGCAATTGATGCAGCAACAACAACCGAAAATATCGGTGTTGTACCTCCAAGTTACCTACGCGATTTGATTGGCATCATTGATAACTCAATGCCATTTGCTGATTCATTAGAGCAAGGTGTATTACCTGCAAGTGGAATGAAATTCTACCGACCAGTTATTGGAACACAAGCCACCACAGCAGTTACAGCAGAAGCAGTTGAATTTGATTCAACCGACACAACAATCACTTCAAAAGAAATTGATGTTGTTAAAATTGCTGGCGCAAACAAAGTATCAGTTGAACTTCTTGACAGAAGCGACCCTGCATACCTAGATGTGCTATTGCGTGAACTTGCAGCATCATGGGCTCAAAAAGCCGATACATATGCAGCAAGCATTGCATTAGCAGGTGCAGCAATTTCAACTGGTGGAACTTTGTACGCAGCAATTGCTGATGGTATTGCAGATTCATACGCAGTACTTCGCAAAACTCCTAACAGATTCCTTGCAGACACAGGAAACTTTGCAGAGTTACTTGCAGCAGTAGATGGTTCACAAAGACCACTATTTGCCGCCGCTGCTCCTCAAAATGCCGCGGGACTTATGACCCAAGGTTCAACAGCAGGAACAATCGCAGGATTGGGATTAGTTGTTGATCCAAACTTTGACACAGGTACAGGAGTTAAAGGCGTAATTTATTCAAGTGACGCTGCAACAATGTACAAGTCAAGTGCATTCCAACTTCGCACCAATCAAGTTTCAACGGGCGAGGTCGAGATCGGAATCTACGGCTATGTCGCTACTTGTGCGAAGTATCCAACTGCATTCCGTAATTTGACTGTTGCTTAATTAGCGACCAAAGAGTTGCCTGGCAGGTTAGACCCCTGTCCTGCCAGGTAACACCACACGAAAGGTAAGACATGGCAGAAATCATCACAGCAGCAGAACTACGATCTGCACTAAACAATGTGAGTTCAAGTTTATATTCTGATGCCGTCTTAACTGAAATCATTGACACAGCCGAATCAGTTGTCGGCAATCTTTTAGTTCAATGGAACGCACCAATTGATAAACATTACACAGAGAGTGCAACTTCAACAGTTTTGCATTCAACAAAACCCCACAAACTTTACGCAACACAAGTAGTCACAATCACTGGTGTTACTGGTCATAATGGATCAAAAACAGTATCTGAAATTGTTGATGAATTTACTTTCAAAATTACAACAGCAGGTGCAACTGAACACGATTGGCGAAATATCATCCCAAATGGCTTAGTTACAGTAAATGGTCTGTCACAATACGCAGATGTTGCACCAGTTGAATCAGCAGTGCTAACAGTTTCATTAGATGTATTCAAAGCACGCACAAGTGCTGGATCAACACAACAGGGACTTGATTTTGTCCCACAACCTTACATATTAGGCCGTACAATCCAAAACAGAATTATTGGAATGCTTGGCGCATACATTGATGTTGAGGCCTTAATCGGATGACATTAGCAACACTACGCGCAGGACTTAAAACAGCCATCACATCAAACAGTGTTTATTCAGTTGTTGATTTTGGTGCAGAATTTGTAACTACACCAAGCATCATGATTTTGTCATCTGATCCATGGCTTGAACCAGTAACACTTGGAAACAATAAAGCATGGCGCGTCAGATATACACTAGAATTAGTTGCAGCACCAAACACAAACCCTGGTGCATTAGTACAACTAGAAACAATGGTTGCCACAGTGCTGCCATTGATTCCACAATCTTGGCAGATACTTTCAGTTTCCAGCCCAAGGATACGCCAAGCGAATAGCAATGATGTTTATTCGGTTGAAGTGTCAATTACTACAATATACAATCCATAAGAAAGGATAAACAAAAATGGCCACATCAGTATTAACAGGCAGACAAGTTGCCTGCACCTACAAAGCAGTGAACTATGATGACCAAATTACCAGTGCAACTGTTACATTAGATGATCCAAACGGAACTGTTCAAACCTTGAATGGATTAGTTGATTATGTAATTGACAAAGAAGTTGGTTCAGTAACCTTAGAAATTCTCCAAGACTGGGGAGTTGCATCAGGATTCTGCGACACACTTTGGACAGATGCAGACACAAACCCAACAACAACACAAGCAATGACTTTGACAATCAACAGCAAAGTTATGACCTTGACTGTATTACCTAAGCGCCCAGATTTTGGTGGCGCTGCACCGGATGCATTAACTGTTTCAGTTACAATGCCAATCCGATCAGTATCAATAGCGTAACTATCGAACAGGGGTCACCTAATGTTTAAGATACAAATAGAATGGAAACTTGCAGATGGAAAGTCCTACGAAGAATGGACTATTCCATGGGAAATTGCTCAGGCTGAAAAAGAAACTGGCACAACATTCTTGGAACTATTCAAACAAGAATTGCCACCAAGCCTTGAACATCAATTCTGGCTTGCCTACCAAATGCAAAAAAGAATCAGTGACAAACCAGTTGGTCGCTTTGAAGATTGGCGATCACAAGTTGTTCACATCAATTCAAAGGACTTTGCAACAACAAATTTTACACAGCCGGAAGCATAGAACGCACTTTGATAGAACTGGCAATCGTTTCGCGCCAGCCATTGTCAGAGTTCAAAACGCTTTCGGCAGAGTCGGTATCAACAATTGCAGATGTGGTGAATAAATATCATGGCAACTAGAGCATTTGAAATTAAGATTAAAGATGCTGACATCAATGCCATTCGTAAGACTTTTAAGAATATGGATCAGATTGCTCAGGATGATATGAATCGTGCAGCGAATCAAATTGCAATTGAAGCAGCCTCAGCAGTTGGATCAGCATTACAAGGAACACCACAAGGCGCAGCAATTGCCAGATCAATCAAAGTTTCAACAGGATCAAAAACACCATTCTTTACAGTTGGTGGAAGTTCAATCAAATTAAAAAATGGAACACCAGTGGGTGCAATTGCACTTGGTGTTGAATTTGGATCATATCAAGACAGGCCACGAAAAAGAAAAGGCAAATCAACTGATTACATTGGTTACAGACAATTCCAACCAAGATCACCACGCGAGGGCAGAGGTAATGCAGGTTACTTTATATTCCCAACACTCAAAGCATTGCAACCTGAAATAACTAAAAGATGGGTTGAGCAAGTTGATAGAATAAGACGAGAATGGCGCGAGAGGAACTGACATGGCAGATATTAGAACACTGAAACTGCAACTGCTTGCAGACACAGCGCAATTCCAAACTGGCTTAAATAAAGCGCAAGACGATACACAAAACTTCTCAAGTAAAGTTGGTGGATTTGTTGCAGGCGCAGCCAAAGCATTTTTGGCACTTGGCGCAGCAGTTGGCACAGCAGCATTTGCAATAGGTGTCAGTGCAGTTAAAGCAGCCATTGAAGATGAAAAAGCACAAAAGTCTCTTGAAACAACTTTGAAGAACGTAACCAAAGCCAGTGCAGATCAGGTCAAAGGTGTAGAAGCATACATCACAAAAACTTCTTTAGCATTTGGCGTCACTGATGACAAATTAAGACCATCATTAGACAGGCTACTTAGATCAACACAAGATGTCACAAAAGCACAACAACTTCAATCATTAGCATTAGACATTAGTGCAGGTACAGGAAAAGATTTACAAGCAGTTTCAGATGCACTTGGTAAAGCCTATGATGGAAACTTTACAGCCCTCAAAAAACTTGGTGTTCCACTTGACGAATCTATTATCAAATCAAAAGATTTTAATAAAGTGCAAGAAGTACTTGCAGCAACATTCAAAGATCAAGCGTCTGTTCAGGCTGAAACTTTTGCTGGCAAGATGGATAGAATCAAAATTGCTGTCAGTGAAGCAAAAGAAACATTAGGCGCAGCATTGTTACCTATCTTGGAAAAGATTGCTGGTTTTGTTAATAAAGAAGTTGTGCCAGCCATTCAAGGACTTGTTGATGGATTGACAGGTCAAAAGTCAATTCGTCAGGCAACAATTGATGCTGGTGGAAATGTTAATTTATTAAAAGATGATTTGAGTGATGCAAACGAATCTGGTCGCAATCTTGGTGAGGCTTTAAGAACATTGGCAGAAACAATTGGACTTGTTGGTTCAGGCGCAGGAAGCGCCAATCCTGAGTTTAGTAAATTTGTAGACAATATAACTAAGTTAGTTCAAGGTGTAAATGATTTATTTGGTGCATTGCAAAGACTTGGATCAATCACTGGTGGAGTAATAGACCTTATTGGATTGCAAGGATTACTGGCAAGAGTTGAATCTGCTGGTGAAAGATTTAGAGGCGCACCAACATCAGGTGGTCAATACGGCACAGTTGTAAATCAAACAAATAACTTTGGCGCAACCAATTCTAAATCGACAGCAAACACAGTAGTCAAATCAATCAACAACGCTGCAAAGGCTGGCACAGTCAATAAGTTTGTCAAGCCAATGATTCCAGGCAGGTAATCGTGCCTTGGTCACCAAACGCCACAGTTAAGATTAACGGCACAGCCGTAACGAATTACACACTTGAGGGTGTGCAAATTAGCATGGGTCGTGATGATGTACAACAACAATCATCAGCAGGATTTGCAACAATTGATTTTTTAGATTTGCCTTACACTGATGTTGAAATCTTTGACACCATAACAGTTACCCTGGACAATTACACAGGTGTTGATACAACAATCTTTACAGGGCTAGTTACAGATGTTTCAGTTTCAGTGCTTGATGCTGGAACAACAAACACATTTATCACACAAATCAGTGCATCTGGTGCGCTCTCAGAACTTGCAGCCAAAGAAGCAAACATTGTTGGATATGCTGAACAAAAAGATGGTGATCGTATTGTCTCAGTTGTCACTGACACTTTTGGACTTAAATGGAATGAATTACCTGCAACACAAATTTGGACTGATTACACAACTGAGACTTGGAGTTCATTATTAGGTGTTGATGTATCAGCAATTGACACACCTGGAACATATGATTTGTTCAGTTCCGTTGCAGCACCAGAACCATTAAATGCTTTGAACTATGTTCAAATTGTTGCCGATTCTGGCAGTGGCTTTATTTATGAAACTACATCCGGTGGTATCGGTTATCAGGATCAAGATGCACGCGCAGACTATGTTTCAGCCAATGGCTTTGTGAACATATCCAAAAACTTTATTTTGGCAGATGGTATCAATGTGACCACATCTCGAAATGACATCATCAATGATGTAAGAGTTATTTATGGCGCTGCACAAGATGTAATGCAAGTTGAGGAATTGGATTCTATTAGTCAGTACGGCAGAGTTACACAGTCAATTGAAACATTCTTAAAAAACTCCGGTGATGCTGACACATTGGCTGATCGTCTAGTACTTTTGAACGCTTATCCATCACCAGTAAT